GGCATACTGCTGCAACGCCCCGGCGCTCCCAGAGAACGGGTCTATTCCACCAGCCCCGGCGCGGGCATTGATCGCGGCATCCGTGCGAAGAATGTTGTCAAGAACAGCAACGCCCTGCTGCTTGTATTTCAACGCCTCTGACTTGGCCTGATCCCGGCGCATAGTGGCCTGAGCCGCAAGCCCCTTGGCTTGGGCGTAACCGCCCTGAACTTGCCCAACGGCGCCAACGCCAGACAACACCATTCCTGCAACAGCCCAACTCATATCACTGCCCCGCGCTTACTTTGTAATCAATGCCGAGCAAGGTCATCTTGAGCGGCACGTTCTGTCCAATGGTAATCTGACCATCATAAGTATAACCCAGAATACCATTTAACGTCTTGATCCCGGTAAATTCTTCCACACTACCATCAAGAATGTCATCACCAAATCGCCGGAACGGAACTTCCTTGCCGTTGATCGTGATAGCCTGAGTCGCATACAGTTCGGCGTTCACCTCAAAAATCCGCTTCTTAAAGCCCTTGAGCGAACCGCTTTGCAAGCGAGGCTCTACTGGGAGCGTTTTGATTTCCGGCGTGAAGTTAAGTCCGACTTGGTAGCTTTCTGTCGCGGCTTGCTCGAAGGTGACGGTGTAGGGGCTGGCCGGGACGGTTTGATCCGGCTCCACAACCCCATCACGAATGATTTTAACTGTTTCGCCTTCAAGGTGAGCCATTGCCACAGACGAAGCGGCGCCTCCTGACTTCGCGCAATCCAGTAACGTATCTGCATCAAACAACTCCACATAATAAACATCGCTGCCATTTACATTCCGTTTGACCGCGACATAGATTGTATCGACGTCAACTCCGATATTGATGAACTGTCCATCCGTTGTCCAACGAGATGGCGCAATCACGTTCTGAGAACGCAACAAGGTGTAGCACGCAATCGAGCCATCGCCGTCATTGACGACAAGCAATCGGTCACCCTCATCCGTGCTGGTCGCAACGCGCACGGCAATCTCGGATGGATCAATCAAGAGATGGGAAGATAAAAGAGAAATCTTGGAAACAATGTATGCTTGCTGCGTGTCGGTATAAACAAATTCCTGCAACGCCTTGCCCTGACGCTGGATGAACAGCGTTGCGCCATCGACGTTCTGCAACCTAATACCAGCCTTACACCCATAACCACTCTGCTTCTTCACAATCAGCGTGGCAGGGGTAATCGGCTCATCGAGCGCCTGTGGCACATAGAACTCGCCGCCAGTTGTGAACACCTGAAGATGACGCCCAGAGTAGATATCGACAATCGCGTTGAAAGTGTTTGTGTCGAGCGTTGCCTCAACCGCGTCGTCGTCCAATGATTCATTTGGCGAGAAGTCAAAGAAAGAAGATACCCGTGAACCCCATAGGGTTGACGGCCTAGATTTGCTGCCGCCAAAGAACAACCGGCCCTCATGGAAAGAAACGCTGCGCGGCCATCCGCGAGTTGACGACCAAGTGTCCTCGTATCCATGCTCGCTGTACCATTTGCCAGAAGTGATCGCATTTGTGTCGAAGAATGGAGCCACGACATAGCACTTCACTTTTGTGTTGCTGACAAACTCAACAATTCTTGCGCGGCCAAAACCGCTCTCTGCATTGATGTATTCACCGACAGCAGCTTCATTAAATGGATTGACTGAATAGTTCGATGTCGCGTCTGGGGCAGTGTCCCACGCCGGATCAACAGTCAGGACTTTTGTTGAAGCAACGTAATCTTCAACGTGCCGTTTTTGCCCAACTCCTGTACCAGCCGTAATTTCGATGAACATACCATTCGGCTGATCGTCGGATGTGAAGCTGGAAGCCGCCTTTAGAGTAATTGTTGTAGAAGTACCGGCCTGTGCGCTGCCGGTATCCGTGGTGGTGCTGGATGCCGTGATCTCAATGTTGCCACTTACGGCGGATGGAGTGATCGTAAATGTAGGATTATGAGTGTCGATATCGTAGGCGTATTTCGGAATATAATCGAATGTAATAGTGCTGGCAGTCCAGCTTGCATCCGTCGCTCCACGAAGAATTTTAACAGGCGCTAAATCTTCGTGAACAATAATAACAGTATCGGCGCTCTGCACCCAGTTCATTTCTGGAATAATTCCAGAAGTCAGTGAGGCCACGGATAGATAGTCATTGCCGGAGCCGTTAATGTTTGTAACGATTGCACCGTTCTTGAACACATACATACGGCCCGGTGTGAACACCAGCATATAACTATCTGTCACCGAAAACTCAAACGGCACCATGCGAACCGCATCAGCGGCTCCAGAGTCTAACTCATAAATAAACTTTGTCCCGTCGCGCCGCACGGCGCCGCCCTGCGGCTGGATCGAAACATTTGTTGCCGTTGAAAGCGCAGACTTGTATTGGCCTATATCTGTCCGCGCACGCAAACGCGGATCAAATTCGCCAGAAGTAAAATCATTCTGAATCTGAATGATGCGGCTCATGCACGGACATCCGTAAGCGGGAAGTCAAGAATGTTCTGATTGGGGCGGTCAACGCCATCAATGTTCATCGCAACGCGTACAAGTCCGCCGCGCATATTCTCAGGCGTTGTGCCAAACGCGAGTCGGTGGAAGTAATCACCCTTGGTAAGCTGGTCTGTAATCGGTTCAGCAAACTCGGCGGCAAGAGCGGTACGGAGAAGCCGCACAAAGTACGGCGGGAAGAATGACGCATCCGGCTCGTATTGGTAATCAATCCAAACTGACTCGTAGTTCGTGAACAGCGCGGTGCCGTAAATTTCAAACTCGCGCATCGGCACACCGCCGACCGCGCTCGTTGTGAACACGGCTTTGGGATTGCCAAGGATGTCACCCGGCAATGCGTATTTGTATTTCCATTCATTGATCGGCGCGGCCTCAAGCTGGGCCAGCTTAACTTTCTTGATCGACCAAGAATACGGATACTGCATGAGGATAGTTCCAAGCAGATCATCATAAAGACGATCCGCGATCTGCGCCTCATCAGTGCCGTCAGAGAAACTTGAAAGAGTGGCCGCGCCAAGAAGAAGCAGGGCGTCGTTGCAAATGGAAAGTTTGGTATCGCCAGCGGCCATTCTGATAACTCCAATCAGGAAGAAAGGGGGCGGGACAAGCCCGCCCCCAATCCATTAGTCGCCGTCCGTAGCGGCCAGCGTGGTGCCATCAGCAACGTCAACGGCGCCACCAGAGTTCGACAGAACCTGAGTGAGCGTGCTAACGCGAGTGCCACCAGTGGAGGTCACGCAATAGATCAGGTCGCCCACCGCGAGGGTGTCCGACAGATCATTGAAGTAACCAGCGGTATTTACGTCGGCAATCGTGTCGGCGGTCTGATAGGTGTAGATGCTGGGAGCATTACCCTTCTTGGAAGCCGAAACGACACCGAGGCCAGCGGAATCAAAAGCCATGATCTAGCCCTCCTTATTCGGTGCTGCTGATCTTGACAATGCCTTCGTCATCAATGGCGATGGCACCAGCCGAGAACATCGAAGAAACGAGGAACGACGTCTTTTCGGGGACGTAGTTGATCTCGGACTTCTGGTTCATGGAAACACCCAGACCAACCGCGTCACGATGGAACGCGAAGCTGGAACGGGTTGACGGCAGCGGCAAGCCACCTTCGTCACGGTCGCCAAGCATGATGAACTTGAAGCCGAGGAAGGTGTCAATTTCGCCCATCGACAAAGCCTTGACGGTGGCGAAATCGCTGCTGGTCAGTTCGGTTTCATCAAGCAGAGCGGCAAGGCCGTTCGCGTGAATAACCATGCAACGGCCTTCAGCCGGGACGTTTTTCGCGTCCAGAGCCTTCTTAGCCGCCAGCAGCTTGGCGAGGTTCAGGTTCGTGCCAACGCCACCGATGTCAGTGCCAACGGTGGAGGGGGACGAAGCCGAGTTCAGCGCGTCGATGACAAGCTGATCCATCCGGCGACCAATCGCGTTACCAACGACCTGCACCAGTTCGCGGCGCTCATCGAAGTTAACCTTCGCCTGATGGAAGATGTCGGAATACTCAGCAGCGATGTAGTCCGACATGGTGGCCGTAACCTGAGAGTACGACACATTCAGCGGGGTCACATCAGTCTGAGGAACACGCACAGTAGCGGTGCCTTTCCCGATCTTCGGGAACTTCACCTGATTGCCTTCCACGTTGTTACGTTCGCGGACAACACCGGCAAGCGCACGGGACGCCTGATAAGCCTGTTTGACTTCCGCATCGAACAACTGAACGAAGGCCGAAGAAATGCCAACAGCCATCTCTTTATCCTTTCAATCAGAGTTAATGGTTAGACGCCAAGCAGTTGTTCCGTCACCGGGCTGCGGCTTGGACTGTTACGCACAAGTCCCCAAGCGTTTGTGCCGGGCCGACAAGCGGTTGTTCCAACGCCTACAAGATATAGATAAACGGGGGGTATGTAAATACCCCCCGTGTCAATAGAAAATATAAATCAGAAGCTGGGATTGTAGTCCTGCGTCCCATAAACCTGATCGAACAGCTTTTCGACCTTGGCGCGGTATGCTGGGTCGCTGACGTATTCCGGCTTGCCGACCATCGCGTTCAGTTCTTCCTTGGACGGAAGCCCATCAACAGGTCCAACATCAACCGGCACAGGCTGGTCGCCGTAATAGGAGCGGATTTTCTGCAAGGCGCGCAGACCTTGGGCGGTGCCGCCCATGATCTTAAACTCCTCAAAATCGTCCTGACTCCAGATGCCCTTGCGGACAAGACTCTGCGCCCAATCGGTCATGGATTTGATCGTCACATCCGCGTTCGGGCCGAGTTTCTTGTATTCATCCTGATAGGACATCTTGGCCTGCTCGGCCTCAGCCCCAGACATCTCAATGAACTTGCTGGCAAGTTCGTTGAAGGCGGACTGGCTAATACCGTTTTCCTTGGCCCAATCTCGATAGGCCGTGAAAAGGGGGTCGTCCTCCGGCACCTGAGCGTCCTGCAACACCTTGGTGTCGTATTCCTTGGGCGCCTTGTGTTCGCCGTTCATCATCTTCTTCTGAAGTTCGTTGTAGGACTTCACAAGGTTCTCGATGTCCGGGCCTTCCTCCTCGTTCCAGAACTTCTCTGGATACCATTCGGGGCGCTCAAACTCGGTTTCCTCGCCGTCCTCCGCAACAGTCACATCGTCCACAGACGGCTCTGCCTGTCTGGGTTCCTCAAGGTGAGAGATGCTGACTTCTTCCTGCGTGGACTTATCTTCCTCAGACTCGACCGAAGCGGAGTCCAAAAGACCCTGAGATTCGTCACTCATTGATTACTACCTCTTTTCATGCGCCGCTCGATTTCGCGGACGATTGAGTTCTGGCCCTCACGCGCAAACCCATGCGAGGCTTCCTCGCCGGGATACCACGTTGGCTGTTCGATTGTTATGAAACGTAAATGGGCGAGTAGCTTCTGCCCATCTTCACTGCCGAAAACCCGGAGATACAACCGATCAAGTTCGTCCTGATCGTCCTTCTGCGTCTTTCGCAGTTCCGGCTCAACGGAGCGAATCCCGTCCCAGCCTTCTACTACTGTCATTAAATTTCACCTTCCTCCATCATCATCTCCTCCTCTGTCATTCCCCCTTCAGGTGCGGGCGGCTGTTCTCCTCCACCCGGCATCATGCCTTGCTGCTGCGCGGCCATCTGGGCCATCTGTGCAGCCTGTTCCATCATCTGCTGACGTTCCTCCATCGTGGTCCGCAACTGGGCGGGGACGCCCAGCTTGTCAGCAACATAGTCCGAGATGGCAGAAGTCTTGACCGCCATCTGGCCCTCCGGCCCAAGGCCAGAAGAAAGCTGGACCCACTGCATGATCTTCTCGATGTCGCCAAGGTTCTGAGCTTGAGCGATAGGTGATACCGGCGTGACCTTGACT